TTTAATCGGCTCAAATGCTAACTCTGTGATGAAGTCAGGAGCGACTGGGTTGTCGTCATTGACGTATGAAATAATATGCTTGATTAAACGCCCAGCTTGAGCATCATCTAACTTGTCCCATACTCCTTTTTGGTCGCAGTACAGAATGAACGACTTTTTGTTTTCAGCCATTTTTGTGTCTTAAAATCGCGGAGGGTCGGGTTGACAGCCCGAAACAAAGAGAGCGGACACAGAACGCTGCGACCTCTGTTACTTCCCTCCACAATAGATAAATTCAGTTTCATCTGTGTCTAATTGACAACGCTTGTCAGGCGTTCATTAGTAAGTAGCAAAATTAACAATTTGTGCCACTTGGAAATCATTTTTCTCGCTCATATCCGAGTGTCCACATTACAAAGTCAAGCACTTTTAGCTTCCAGCTTTCCATAGTTCTCGTGGATTTTGGTGATTAAGAAATCTCCAGCACTCAGAGCATCTTCGACCTGTCGGATGGAGTAGATGACCGTAGAATGGTCGCGGTTGAACATCTTACCTATCTCTGTCAAGGTGTAGCCTAAAGGGTACAGGATGTCGTACAGTTGAAACATTGCGTACTGCCTTGCTATTACCGTGCCGCGTTCTCGGTTCTTTGACTTCAGTTCGGAATAATCTATTCCCGTAGCCTGTTCGATATTTGAGATTACATCCTTTGCTTCCTGACCGATGTATCTGCTGGCTTTAACTCCATTCAGAGCGTCAAGTAAATGTTCCACATCTCCACCGAAGTAACCCTTGTGCAGCTCAATGATGTCTGTCAGTTGCTGCCTCATGTTGTCGTTCAATCTCACTTGCATCTCCAAACGTTTATCTGTTTACCAAAATCGCCTTCTATCTTGTAGCCGGTTTTCTCTATTAACCCTTTCTTGTGTAGGTTCGAAAACGACCTTCTGATTGAAGTAAGAGGTGTCTTTGCCCACTTGTCAGAAGATAACGGCTCCATGATTTGAAAGTGCCGTAAGACTCGCTCAGGTGTTACCCCGAGCTGGTCATGGTTTCTGAAGTAAATCAAGACAAGTTCGTCCTGACTTTTGGCTTTCTCGCGGGACTTCTTAAGCTCTGTCCCTATCTCGTTGTTCGTATTGTAAAACATCAGTTCTGGTTTATGTAGTTAATAATTGTTTCTTGAGTTCTTACACTTACCCTCTCCCCGGCAAAGTAAGCGTACACGGTTTGAGTTGATAGCCCCGTGTCTTTGGCTATTCTGTAAGCGGTTATCTTCTTGGCGTTCGCCTCCGCTATCACTTCGTCTATTTTCGGTAAATGTATCATTGGTCTCCAGCTACCTCCCAAGCTATATCTTCAATGTCAAATTCCAACGCCTCCAATACGTCCGTAATGTCCACATCAACACCGTTAATTTTTGTCGTGATGCAGATGTCATCTACCGAAGCGGAGCAGCCCGGATGACCCGTGCCATCTGAGTAATACCTGACCATCGGCTCTTCAGGATAGTGCGTAAAGCTGACCTCCACTTCAAGGTTAGCAATCCAATGTTTGAAACTTCTTGTTTTCATGTTAAAACGATTTTTATTTGTACTCCTTCTATTTCTGTTTGTGCTTCAAAAAAACCATTGCAGCCGTTTATTTTGAACGACCATAGACTTTCATAACTCGAAAGTTTGTCCGCAGAATATCTACCTTGAAAGGTGATCAGATTCTTTTCCAAAAAAACACTGTAAAAGTCGTCCGGGTCAATTATCCCTTTGGCTGTTACGTGTTTCATGTTTTCAAACATAAAGCTCATTGTTTTCATTCTTCTTGTTTTATCTCGCGTTACGGATGCGCGACCCCCGTTTGAATTTTAGTTATTCTCGTTCTCTATTCTGCAAACTTCATTAGCCCACATCATAAGAAGCAAACCTTTGTTCTCGTTCCAGTCCTTTGCGCTGATTCCGAGTTTCTTGGCTATTTCAACACATGACTTTCTGAAGTCAGGGTTTTCAACCAAATCCATTCTTCTTTTTAGTTCGCTTTCGATTGTTACTTGAGTTTTCATTTGTTCTGTTTTTTTAATTGATGCCTCAAATATAATAATCTTTTGAATATCCAAAACACTAAGGCAAAAAAAATATCACTTAGGAAGTTTAGGAAGTTCAGGATTCTAAGGATTTGACCTTCTCTTTATACTCCTTGAGCATCTCCTCCAGTTCCCACGTTGCAAACTTTACCGTTGTTAGACTGAGCTGGTGCATCTCTTCCGCCAAACCTTTTCGTTCTCGGTCAAGGTTCAGCCCGAAGTCGTACTGTCTGCCTTGTTGCATTACGTTACAACCGTAGCATTGTGGTCGGCAGTTGTCCTCGTGCCATCTCGTTGCGTACCTTGCTCGGCTCATAAAGTGTCCGCATTGTATTTTCTTCCAATGGTACGACCGTCCGCAAGTGTAGCACTCCACAAAGCCGTCAAGATTTGCAGCCCTTAACCGTATGTAACGGCTAAAGACTGCATCTAAATCTTTGACAATTTTAGAACGGGAGATCACTTTCTTCTTCAACGACTGGTTGTTTAGAACTTACCTCTTCCTTAAGTTTGGGCTCGTAGGTGTCAACGCTTGCGTATAACTTGCCCTGTGCTGACTGTTTGATTTGAAGTCGTAACTCAAGACCGTGCTTGCCCTCTTTTAGGTAGTCGTCATTTTGCTGCAACCACTTGACCAGCTTGCTCGGGTTAATTACCATGCTCGCTTTTACCCAGTCAGGGGCGTTCTCGTTCGGTGTGTAGACGTTCAAGCCATCCACAAAAATCACTTTGTTTTCCATTATTTGATGTTTAAAAGGTTACTTATTTAATACGTGTCGGTATAAGCATCACCAACAACTTTTACTTCGCAATTACCCAAAGGATTCAAATATTTCTGTCCCTTATGTTGTTTTGTTCTGTAGAACCCATTACTGATATACTCGACATCGTTAGGCTTATCTTTGAATTTGGTAGGAGCAACAATATCACCTTCGTAAATGTCCTTTCCATCTACATCTTGAAGCCCAGTAAATTGACCAACCGTAGCAACCCAAACTTCTGTGGTTTCTCCGTTAGTTGTTATTATCTTGGCATAATCTACGTGTTTAGCAAATGGAGCGTTTGCTTCTGAATAAACTAAACAACCGTAAACCCAAGTGCTATCTTTTAGTGATAGTCCTCTAAACTTTATTGACCTCATTGCTCCAATAGTTTACGAAGATAATCATTTGCAAACGCTAACCGTTCGCGGAGTTGTTCCTGCATCTCAAGGTCTGCTTCTACCCGGATTTCAATAAGCTTAAAGCGTTCGTCCTTGATGCGTGGGTCGAATGAAATAAACCGACAGGCTAACGCTCCAGTTGCCAGCATTTGCCCTTGCATCTGCCACATATACTTAGGGTCAATGTAACCCTCGAAAGCAGTCTTGAGGTGGTTCGCGGTGTTGTACGGACATTTGATTTCTATCAGTTCTCCGTCTACCATTCCGTCAGGGCTTGCACCTGAGTAGTCGTTAATCTCAACGAACGGCATTTCCTCAATTGTTATGCCCTTCAACTCTGAATAGTAAGCCTTGCAGATTGGTTCGTATTCGTTTCCCCAATCTAAGGCAGTACCGAAGATTTCCTTGCGTTCGCCCGTTAGAAGCTCTGCAGCCTTCTCGTAGATGTATGAAATAGCGGTCTGTCCAAGTACCTCGTCTTTCTTTCTGCTGTTGGTCATCAAGTCCCCAAAGCGTGAAGCTGTGAACTTCCCTAACCTTTGCGCGTGCCATTCCTCCGAACGTTGCTCAGAGCTGCTTATTGCTTCGTATATTCCTTGCTCTTCCATCTTACGCTCGTTTAAAATCGTCCGACTCATCTTCTCCGAAAACGCCTACTTCGTAAAGCCCTGACAGTTTCAATACCACTCTTGATAGTGCGCGTTTCTCAGCCATTGCGACAGGGTACTTTTGACGTGTGTTGTCAGGTGCAGACTCTCCGAATGTTTCCATTGTAACGGGTAAGCCGTCAGGTCGCGCCATCTCGCCAGTAGCTTTGATAACTACGTGCTTTAGGTCATCGGATAAGCTGACCACATCGTAAGTTACTCGGATGCCCTTGTGCGCTTGGATGCGCTCAATGCCTTGTCGGGTGATAATTACGAACCCTTGTGGGCTTTTGAAGAAGTGGTCTTTGTTCAGACCGTTCTCTTTTGCGAGGGTTTGAAGCCTCTCTTTCTGTGTTTGATTCATCGTTCTGTTTTTGATGATTATTAAAAATTGAATTTACGAATTTAAACATTGAATGTCAACCGCGTTGTGCTGGTCGTCATAAATGCGAATAAAGGTGTAAAGCCCTGACTTGATAGGCTCTGCGCCTGAATGCTTGACAATCTGCCAAAACTCAAACGGTTGTACTCGTATTGTTCCCGCATCAACTGGAGCGGTTCTCAAATCTGTAATTGCTTTGCGAGCAACCAACCGAATGAAAGCTGGTATCTGCTCGTTGGACATTGTAAGTTCGAATTGTAAGTGGTTCATGGTTCTGTTTTTTGTGGGGTCGGCATTACCCGTTACCCCTTGATTATTACTTGAATGCTTGGTTAATTGCGTGAGCGTAAGCTTCTTTTACTTTTCTTTCGTAGAAGGCAATTAGCTCATTATTGCTTGGGTTGTTTTCTGCCTTTAGTAGGTTAATCATTTGGATTGTTTCTTCGATTGTCATTTTGTTCTGTTTTTAGTGGGTTACCCCGTTAATGATGCACCAAATATAAAACTATTCTTTTGAATAATCAAAACATTTAGATCAAAAAAAGTGAAATTATTTTTGGCTTGAACTCAATTCTGCTTAAAATGAGCGTTCATTATAGCCTCTTGGTTCATCTCTATCTCCTTGTACATCTCTTCTGCGTTTACCGCAGCATCGAAGATAACGTCTTGCGTGTCGATAATTGCCCGTACAGCGTAAAGAAGATAGACCAACACCCCCACAACGAAAAGAACAAGAAACAGAATAGCGGTCAAAAGAAAGGTTATCATCTTATTTTTCCGTTTATGATGCGGAGGTTGTCCACTTCGAAGTCTCCACCCTCTGAAATTTGAACGAAAGCAAAGCCGTGATTCCACTTGTTTATCGGCATATACATCGGATTCATTTCGCAAAGGCAACCAGTAGACCATGTGGTTACTATCTTGCCCTCTAAGTTGTTCTCGGTGTGCTCACTTGTTTGGTGGTTGTGTCCACAAATAACACTTGCTTTGGCTCTCATGTAGTACCCTCGAGCTGGGTTGACCGGAGAGAATACCGACCGACCGAACTCGTGCCCGTGAAGGATGTTCAGCTTGCCGGCTTTGATTATTCGCTTGTCTTGAATAAGCGTAACCCCGTATTCTCCGAACTTCAGAAGCGTGTCTAAGGTGAACTCCGAAGTACCAAGTAGTTCAGGTGCTTTGGTTCGAAGGTAAGCCTCGTAACGCTCCTCATGGTTGCCCAGCTTGAAGTAGATAGGACAGTCAAGCTCACGTTTC